TGTTTCCTCATCTTGCACGCGTCCTTCGCCCGCATCACCTTGAACACCGGACGTTCCTCCTCCTTCTCCTCGGTATAAACCAAGATCTTGAAGTTTACCTCATACCCGGACTCCATCCCGAACGGAGCCTCGCACAACGCCTTGTAATCCCTTTTCTCTGTCGCCATAGCTATATCTGTTTAATTATCACTGTCTCGATCTCGTACAGGCCGCGATAACGTCATCGAGCGGCAAGTCTAATCCCATCTCCTCGCTCCATCCTCGTAGGTGCCTCAATATCTCGCTAACGTCCTCCCTTGTCCTCACGCCCTCGAATGCCGCGTCCAGCTCCGTCAATAAGCATCCGTTTAAAGATCTCATCGTTGCCGTCGATTTGTTACCCTCGTACACTTTTGTCGTCTTGATTCTCATATCCGTTTCGTTTTAATCGTTAATACTTTCTTTTGCCCCGCCGCCGGACCCGATCCAGCACCTGCAAGCCCTTAACTTTCTTAGCGGGATAGTCGCGGTTCTGGTTAAATTGCCTATCTTTAGGCGGTCAAACATAAAATTCAATCATTATGAAAAAATATTCTTTTAAATGTTCGGTTACTATGGGTAATATGTCCACGTTGGAAACCGATAGGCAGAAAAAAGCTATGGCCGATTTTCTGAAATCATTCCTTGTGAAGCCCTCCATTTGCAAGATACGATGTGGCGAATCAAAGTATGATTATTACTATGAAGCGGATATCTCTTACGAAAACTTTGAATATCTAAAGGTTCTGCGCTTTTCTGAGTCTCTTCGGGCCTTTTGTCTCTTTTGGAGCATGTCTTATCATGAATATTACCTACATGAGACAGAGTGTCCGGATCGTGATATCCCGAAATTTGAGATTTAACAAGGTCTCTATTTGAGCTAAATTTTTGTTTCATTTTTGTTGCCATGATTTCAATGCGATTTAAATGTTGATTAATCTGTGATTGTTTTTACCACGTTACCTTTTGCGTCCAGAACCTTGATAGCCTTCCTCAATTCATCCGTCACATCAATGATCTGTACCAACGTTCCTCCATTGGCCAACGCCGCCTCCCGGATCCTTACCGCGTTCAGGCTATTACGCCTGAACAACAACGCTTGGCTCACGCTCTGCGAGCTAACCCCGAACGCCTTGGCTATCGCCGCCTTCTTCTTGGCGCTCAACTCGATTTTCTGTCTTGTTTTCTTTGTCATATCAATGATTGTTTATCAGTTTGTTTACGATGGATAAGCGAAGTTCTTTGTCTTCAACCTTGGCAATATCGGCCAAAAGGTCAACTAAGCGTTCCTGCGTCAACCGGTTATGCTTGCGTTTCTCCGGTTCCGGCCAGATGGACAGTTGCTCAGCCTTGACGATCTGCTCTGTCGTGAAGATCACCAAGTCCTCCGCCCAGTCGCGGAACAGCTTCGCACGTTCCGACTTGATGAAGAAACCGAGGCGGACGATGCCGCGCTTGGTCCAATATGTCGCAATTGATTGATTCCCAAATGCGTTTGTTTTTCCAACGCTGGTAATAAAGTGTTTCCCTTCGGTCAATTCGTCTCGATGTTCATGCTTATGACCTCTTAACGTTGCAGTGTTAATACCAAATCCTTTTGCCACCTCTGCTGTTGTCATCAGAAACTCATGTTCCTTGTTTGGCTCAACCATCACTATCAGGTTCTCCGCTACCGTGAATTGCTTTTCTTTTTCCATATCAATACGATTTAGATGATTGTTACTTCCTTGTAAGGATTCTCCACTTTCTTCTTGGTGATCTCATACATATCACCACCGTGGTTCAGAGCGTAAGCCCGGATCAGCTTAGCCGATGGACTGTTCGTGTCAAATCGGAGTGCAGACTGAACGGTTCTTTCCGTTACATCTAACTTCTTTGCGATCTCCCGCTGCAACTCCAGCGTGATTTCAATCTCATTGCGCTTTTCTTCCATATTCTTTTAATTGTTATATGTTTTATTACTACTTTTAGAGCGTCTTTTGATTGGAAGACTTTGCAAAGATATATTCATTTGCGGATATATATCTTCATATTATTAATGAAATATCCGCATTTGAATATATTTAACATATAAAATATCTGATATATGCTTATAGATCGTATAAAAGAAATTGCAAAATTCAAGAACATGAGCCTTAGAAAGTTCTCTGAATCAATAGGTTTTAATTACACTACATTAAATGGTTATTCTACAGGTAATCGAAAAACCATTGATGCTTCACTTTTAGAAAAGATCGCATCCTCATTTGAAGATATTGAGTATTCTTGGCTTCTCACGGGCCGTGGTTCAATGTTAAAAAACAGGGCTGAATTCTCACCAGAAGAGACATACAGCGATCCTGTTCACGGCGTTGGCTACGTTCCGCCGACAGCTCCTATTGAAGCACAAACACACGAAAAGCCGGAAGTAAACTATGAGCGCAAAGGAGCACCATACTATAACGTGGACTTTATAGGAGGGTTTGATTTGGTGTATAACAATCAAACTATAAATCCGGATTACTACATTGATTTTGAGCCCTACAACAAACCCGGTGTTGTATGGTGTAACATTACAGGCCATTCTATGGAGCCGGAACTGAACAACGGAGACTTTATCGCCATGAAAGAGATGAGGTCGCCAATACAATACCTTCCTGCCGGAGAGATATATGGTATTGTAACGGAAGATTACCGGACAGTGAAGCGTATGACCACTTCCGACAAGGATGGTTTTGTCCGCTTGATCCCGACCAATAAAAGCCCCGAATTTAAGCCGCAAGACATACCTATGTCAATGATTTGCAAGGTTTATGCGGTATTAGGGAGTATGCACAGATTATTCTAAAATTCAATATCATGGAACTAATTACATCTATTATTTTGCTAGTATTTGCCGTGTTGCAAATTATTTTATTCTTCAAGATATGGGGGATGACTAATGACGTAAAGGAATTGAAGAATAACCAGAGATCAACAAGCCACTGGAGTAAAGATTTCGCTCTTAAAATCACGCTCAACCAGAAAGAACAAGCCAAGGAGATCCTTTATAAAGAAATACTATCGTCCAAAGCGTTCGCCGAATTGATGAGAGCAAGTACGGGTAATGAGGCTTATAGGCTGAGCGTTATTGAGAAGATAAACAAGGAGTATGCGATTTTCCTGAAAGCTATCGGAGAGCCGTCTTTTACGGTTGATTACCAGAATAAAATTTACGACATATTCAAATAAAGCGCAGAAAGGGATGCCCGGGGTACCGGCATTGCCGGTGTTGGGTGATGCTGGATGGGAGCATAAGAGAGAAGTATTAATGGACGAAAGCCGGAAAAATATATTACGATTAAAAAACATGAGACTATTAGAGTTAAAAAAAGCAATAGAGAAAGCTCAAGAGGCATTTAGCTATGAGACGTACAATAGCAATGGCGTGTATTATATAAAAAATGTGGCAGGAGCGAAATCTGCTGTTTTAGATTTATATCACGCCAAATTCTTCAATGATAATGAATTGAGCATGCTGTCACCTATAATAAATTCTATGGGAGATGTTATTTCTTTTTCAGGAACCTCCCAATATAATGATTTAGTACGTCTTCTTGGTGGCATAAAATATTCTATTGGCTTTATGAATGACTGGTTTCAAAAAAATATGCCATCAGATAAAGATGAGAATATCATAAATATAAAGCTTCCTCAAATACAGAATTTTTCTAACCTTGAGTTTATATCCAAAAAACTGGAAGGCTGTTTCACTTCAGTGGTAAGTGAAATAGAGGGTGGCAAGATTGAAATTAAACAATTCGACCATGGGTCTTTTTGGATTGTTGTTGCTGTTGGTGCTCCATACGCATTAGCTTTTGTCGCAGCTATAGCATGGTCTGCCGCAGTGGTGTCAAAGAAAAGAAGCGAGGCTGAAATGGCAAAGAAAGAGGTAGAGAGAGCTGGACTTCAAAATGAGGCGATTCGGCAACTGGTGACGTTTCAAGATAAAGAAATCAATGAATTAGCCATGATGGAAGCTAATGCTTTAGAAAATAAATATTTCTCATCCCAAGATAATGAGCGAGCGCAAAGAATAAGAGAAGCCATAAAAGATGTTTCCGAGTTGCTGGTGAAAGGAGTACAAATACAGTCGGCTCTATCCGCTCCCGAATCTGTCTCAAACCTTTTCCCTAACTACAAGAATCTGTCTTTAATTGAAAGTAAAATCAATAAAATAGATAAATGACGAACTCCTCGACACAACCAGCTTCCAATAAAAGCCAATGCCCATATCAATGCCATTACGAGGTGTTGCATGGTTGTCGAAAAAGAGTACCATATAGCAAGAATTGATGTTTTCGCAGCCAATAAACGCAAAAGCATCAATTCTTTATATAGTTTTGTGGTGTCTTCTGATGTTTGGGCTATTGCTATTATTGCTATTCCTATAGCTACAATAAAAATAATGATCGCTGGCATATATACCTCCAATTTTTATATGTTTAATATTTCGATTACCCATTCCCGACTCACAAAAAACTCTTCATCGGCAAGGATCTTGAGAGCCTGTTCCTTAGAGAAATGTTTATATTCTGTATAATAAGCATATCTTTTACGCAATCTCTCATCACGTAGTCTGATTAATTCCGGAGATCTGCCATTTCCCATGCCTAAACCATATTAAAACGTTCATATTCAGCCTTGAAAATACATAAACAATTTGACTATCAGCGATCTATGTAGATATTTTATCATCTGTAAATACATCTATACTGGAAATATCCCCTATCTAAAACAGTCGAACACCCCGTATATAACATCAATTAACCACACACCCCATCCGTTCAGAGCCAATATTTTCAAAAAAACTATCCCCAACACTATCCCCAACACTATCCCCAAGTATCGAAAACAAGCAAAAAACAGGAAAAACGATGTGATTGGATACTATAGGTGCAAAAGGGGAACATCAACCATCCATAGATGTCACTCGATGTTTCATTATCGCTTTTACTGAAAGTTACTTTCGGCTTATTTATGCCCAACTAGCAAAGCTCTACATCTGCTTGTAAGCTGCACACAAACAAAGAAAAAGCCTCAGATATAGAAGTTATCCAAGGCTCAAACAATCTGCCGGAAACAGCCTTGTTTGGCTTTTATATGAAATCCTGTTTAGGGTATGCGAAAATGTGCAGTTTTACATGTCGATGGGAAAGAACTTCCCATTTTTTAACCGCTTTTCATTCTGTATTGGGAAGCAAATGGGAAGCAATGTGAACTTTTCGTTTATTGGATGCGTCTCTGTTATTATTTGTATATCAATGCTTCACATTGTATTATATTTACTTTTCATTCTCTCTTTCATATATTTGCCTCATCTTTTGGAGTTTTAACATAAAAGGCATTTGGCACTAAATAGTCATGAACATAGTTCCTAGGGAACTATTTTCTTCATTCCTACAGAAGACAAAAGTTTCGTACCGAAGAAACCTTAGTTTCCCTATATAGAAACAAAAGTTTCCTAAGCGGAAAACAAAGGTTTTAGCGGTATAAAACTTTAGTTTTTCATGGATAAATGTCTTTTCCTGATTTATCTAGACACTTTTTTTGTTTATAAACGTAATCAGTAGACAGTAGTTATAAAGTAATAC